AAAATGGGTGAAAGATTTTATCGCCAACGTGACAATCTAAAGATGAATAACCAAACCATTCCGCCATCAGAGCGTCGTCCTAAAGGCGTTGTGCCGACCTACTACGAACAACTTCGTCAGCAGAAAGTCAAAGTGGAGAAATCGAAATGAGTGATAATTTATCACTTGTTTGGGATAAGAAAAGGTCGAGCCTCTACAACACTTGGTACCATATGAAGTCGCGTTGTTACGAAACAACACATCACGCTTATCCTCGATATGGTGGGAGAGGTATTAGAGTTTGTGACCGATGGATAGATCCGACTAAAATTCCTCGAAAAGGAAAAGGCAGGTATCCAGAGCAGGGGTTTCTTAACTTTGTCGAGGATATGGAACCAACCTGGTTTGCAAACGCAACTATAGATCGGAATAGACAATGACGGCAACTATAATCCCGGAAATTGTCGATGGCTGAATAAAAGTGAGCATTGTATTGTAACTCATCGAGGTGTGCCCGAAACTGAAGTATCTCGTCAAAGGCGAAGTGCGGCACTTCTGGGTCATGCTGTATCTGCGACGACACGAGAGAAGATAAGCAGAAATAATGCAATGCACAACCCATTACATCGAAAGAAAATAAGTGATACGAAGAGGATGAAAAGATGCATCTGAACGATATGCTCCCGTTTGAGAGCAATCCTATGATTAAGTTTAAAACCGAGATGGTTGATGGGCAATCGTATACCATCATTTCTTATATGATAGCCGATAAATCTTTTTGGGAAGTTCCACTATCTCTCGAAACTCGTGGTATCACTTTCGAGACGAAAACAGGGATTTGCGTATCTAGGCCACTTGGAAAATTTTTTAATGTCTCAGAGCGCGCGGACACCGACCCGGCTTCGGTGGCTCGAGATTTCGTGGAATGCTACGAGAAGCGAGATGGCTCGATGCTGACTCCGATTATCACTCAGAACGGCAACATCGTCTTCAAAACCAAGAAGTCGTTTTATAGTGATGTGGCGAACTCGGCGAATCTGTCGGTTCCGGAAGAAGTTAAGCGAGTCAGCTATATCTGCCTGTCTTATTACAACTCAACCCCGATTTGGGAGTATACTCACCCCGATCATAAAATCGTAATCGACTATCCGCCGAGCATTCGCTGGACTCTTCTGGCTGTTCGTGATAACGATTCCGGCGAGTATTTTCCCTACGAAACCGTTCGTGCTTTAGCCGAAAGCCATGGCTGCACCTATATCCCTCGTCTAGAAATGACTTGGGATGAAATCCAGCGTTCTATCGAGAACGATAAGGGCATCGAAGGTTATGTGCTGCTTTTGAAAGATGGGCGTCGTGTTAAGTACAAGACTGCATGGTATCTTGAGCAACATGTATTAAGAACCCAACTTCGTGTCAGAGATATTGCTGAAGCGGTTGCAAATGAAACTATCGATGATTTCAAATCATCGTTTGCTTTAGCTGGGTTGCCTATTGATGAAATTGAAAAAATAGAAGAACAAGTGACGAATGAAATTTCAAAAATTCGTTCCGATGTTGTTTATATTGTCCAAGGTTTTATCGGGAAACCATTTAAAGATGCTGCTATAGCATTAAAAGGAACGAAATATTTTTCTTTGATTATGAGCGAATTACGAGGAAAGGAGCCCAACTATATCGACTATTGGAAAAAGAATTTTTTAAGTTCTTATCCTTTGAATTCATTACTCAATAGTAATTTTTAATGGAATTTTTTCACAACCACCATATTGTTCCTCGTCATGCTGGACGGCGGGGATGACGAGAGTAATATAATAAGATTAAGTATTACAGAACATGCTATTGCTCATAAGATGCTTTGGGAGAAATATGGTAAATGGCAAGATTTTTTAGCCTATATGGCATTATCTGGTCAAATTTCTGGTGCAGAAATAGCGCATCAAAAGAGAGTGTTAGCCAATACAGGCAAGATAGTAACAGATGAAACTCGTGAAAAACTTCGATTAGCGAATATTGGTAAAATAATGTCTAAAGAATCCAGAGAAAGGATGTCTAAAAATAATCGTATGCACAGACTTGAAGAACGTATAAGACACTCTAATATAATGAAAGATTCTATGAAAGGGAATAAAAATTTTACAAATAGTAAAAGATCCACGGGTATGGTGAAGATAAACGACGGGAAAATTGAAAAATTTATAACAAAAGAGGATAGTATACCTTTAAACTGGCAAAAAGGTAGATTAAAAAGAAAATGGATCACAAATGGAATAATAGACAAATGGATATTGGATAGTGAAGAAATTTTATTAGGCTGGCGTTTAGGCAGATCAACCGCACGATGACCGAACTGCGAGCCCGCGATGTGGCGGAAGCGGTGGTGAACGAAACCGTCGATGATCTAAAGTCGCTGGTAGCGTCGCAAGGCAAGGACATCATTCCGATCGAAGCCATCGAGGATCAGGTTGCTCATGAGTTGCAATGGTTACGCTCGGAAGTGAATACGGTTGCACAATCGTTCATCGGGGAGACATTCAAAGATGCTGCGATAGCATTGAAAGGGACTCAACTCTTCTCGCTGGTGATGAGCGAATTGCGCGGGAAGGAGCCGAACTATATCGACTTCTGGAAGAAGAACTTCTTGAAGAGATATTCCTTGCGAGTAGTTTACAACCCATCCTTTTCGAAGGATGAATAGCATATCGGGAGCCAGCTGGCTCCCGATGTAACATCTTCGCGAAAATATTTTTCCTGAAAGGCTTGACATCTTGCGTGCGTGTGCTATACTATGATCATCAAGTAAGCCAACAACCCAGGAGCCCGAGATGGTCACTAAAGAGCAAATCATTCAACTGCTGCAGAATAATGACAAAGCGGTGATTCGGGCCCTGATAGTTTTGAACGAGCGTCAGACGGAAGAAGAACAGATGAAAGAAATGACGAAGTTCCACAACGGACGCGGCTTCCGCCCTTGCCATGCTCGTATGGGAACTTCGATGGCGAAGTTCTACGCCAGGAACCAGTATCTCACCCCCAAGCAGCTTGCCTACTGGCGCGTTCTTGATAAGACGGGCAAGATGCGGATCGCGATTTACGCGGGTCAGTTGCTCGAAGTGGCTGTGGCCAAGCAGAACCGTATTTGATTGAGGACGACTCGATGATTACCCAGCAAACGGTCGATAAATTTATCCGGAACTTGTCCGACCAGATGGTCTCCTATGTTCGCGCCAAGTATGATTGCCCCACATTCAATCCGATAGTTCAAGTTACCTTCGCTGCCAACCGTAAAGCTTCTCGGGGCGGTGTGCGCAATGGTAAGGCGTTCTTCAACATTGTAGCCAATCGGTTTCTCGCCGCGGCGCAAGGCACCGGAATGATGGACGAGCCCGAGTACAAGAGCTTCAATCGTGATCCGGTCATCGGTGGGCTGTATAATGTAACCTGGCAGAAGGCGCTGGCGTCCCTGGTCGCGCACGAACTTGCACACTCGATACAGTTTGATCAGGGTACGAAGGTAGGCGCCAAGCGAGTGCTGGGTATCGAGGAACTCGATGACCGAAACGAAATTCTGCGTGGACACGATTGGTTCTGGAAGCGAATCTACGGTGATCTCCGTACTCAGTTCGTCAACAACAATCAGTTCGAGATCGAGAAGCCGGTCGAGAAAGCCCCTGCTCCTAAGCCCGCGGCTCCTGCTCCCAAGGTTGTTAAGCCGGAGGAAATCACGCCCGCGGCTCCACGCACCGGAACGCTCTATGTGAAGTACACCTACAAGGGCAATACCACGGTAGCTCGTTTCTATATCGACCAGAAACTGGCAGCGGTGATTGTCGAAGTCAACCGCCAGTTTTTCAAAGCCGACGCGTTCGGCGACGTCCAAGAAAAACTCCCCTTTACCACGCTTGCCGAAGCTCGCCGCTTTCTTATAAACATGTAGTTTTTAATTTACACTTGTCCCCATGCCATTGAGCAAAATTAGCAAAAGGTATTTCCTTATTACAATGGGGACAAGTCTTTTTAATCTGAGAATTACGACGAGAAATTTCTCCACCCAAAAAGTTATGAGTGCCATTAGCAACTCGGGGTTTATTATCTCCTGAACCACAAAAGTTATGAGTGCCATTAGCAACTCGTTTTCTGGTAAGTTCTCCACCCAAAAAAGGATGAGTACCATCTATTACTCGTTTCTTGTTAAGTTCTGGTCCAGAGAAAGGATGAGTGCCATCGAATACTCTTTTTAAGGCATTGTTTCTTTGAGCTTGACTAAATTCGAGTCGCAAAATTTCATAAACTTTAGCAGTGATTCTTTGCTTTTGCTGCCTGTGACTCATTTGATGAAATGCTTCTGTCATAGAATAGTCTTTAGGAAACGCTTTCCATAGTAGGTGATGAATAACATAGTGCGCTTTAGCGGGAACTCTAAGAAGATTGTCTTTTTCAAATTCACATTCAGGTTTCCACGATCGTGGAACGATATGGTGAGATTCATAACCCTTAATCTTTTTAGGTGGTTCTATCGAGATGAAATGATTTAGGATCTTGATGAGACGGTTAAGGTGATGCGTGTTCGAATTTGGTTGTTCGAGAAGGAACCCGAACATAAATACTTTTAGGCATGATAGCCTCCCAGAAAGGTTATTGTGATTAGGATATGGAGATGCTTGGAACCATCTCCATATCCGCTATTTATAGGAATGTGATATCATGAGCAAAGAGATCAACTTCAAAGACCCCGGTTGTACCTACACCTTGGCTTCCGGACTTAACCATTACAGCCAGAACTTCGACTTCAAAGATTCCAAGAAATGGGCGCTCGAGTGGATCAAGACCCACTTACCCGATGAGTATGAGAGGCTGAAGGACGAGAAGGAGCACAAGTTCTCTAACCGCGGGTTCGTCTGCCGCATGTGGAAGAACGGGCTCGTTCTTTCCGATCAGCAGAAGCACGATCTCGCGAAGTTCTTCCTGAACATGCCGACGACGGTTCCGGAGGTCGAGGAGCGCGACCCCGCACCCAAGCGCAAACCCGCGGAGAAGATGAATACGATTATCTTCCAGATGGAAGATGTGGTGGACGCCATCCTCTCCGATAACGAGCCCAAGCCCGTCGAAGTTCCCGTCGATAAAGCCCAGCTCACCGAAGCCCAAGCGTGGCTCGAGAAGCAGATCATCGATGCCCAGGAGCAAGTGGAAAAGCAGAAAGCCATCCTGGAGCAACTCACTTCCGTCTTCGAGCGCTGCGGTGGCATCAAGAACAAAATCGCTCCCGCCAAGCCCAAGGCTAAGCCCAAGGAAACTCCGGCTACCCTGAACGCCGACAAAGCCAAAGCGGTTAAGACGATGACCTATCAGAAGAAGGATGAGGAACTGGGCATCGAATCCCTTTCTCCCGCTCGCCTCGTAGGAGCCAAGGCGGCGATCCTGTATAACACCAAGTATCGCACTCTGCTGCGCTTCGTGGCTAAGCCGGGAGAGTCTCTCGTGGTCAGCGGTTCCTCGATCCGAAATCACGACGAGGAGAAGAGCACCTCGAAGAAGGTTAGGAAGCCGAAAGACTTCTTTGCCGTGAATGATCGCTGGAAGGCGTATGATCTCCTGAAGACCACCGAGCGCAAGGCGACGACCCACGTATCCGCCGAAATGATGATTATCGAAACCAAGTGAGGTTGAAATGAACACACTCGAAATCCTGGATACCATCGCATCCGACACCAAGCGCAAATTCAAGGAATCCGTCCTGGAAAAACACAAGAACGACCCGACGCTACGAAAAGCGTTCTGGGCTGCCTACAACCCCGAAATCACATATTGGATAGCGGCGCACCCACAAGTCACTGATTATGCTGGCACGATGACGCTGCTCACGGCGATCGACGAGATTCTGGTAAATCTGGCTACTCGCAAGATCACAGGGCACGCGGGCATCGAATTTTACCGAGAGGTGCTCTCCTCTCTGAACGAGGACGACGCGCAAGTCCTACGCCTGATCATCGATCGAGATCTACGATGCGGTGTCCAGATACCCACCATTAACAAGATATGGAAAAACCTGATACCCACTTATGATGTAATGCTGGCGGGCAAGGAACCGAAGCATCTGCAGTTCCCCGATGTCGTGGTACAGACAAAATTCGACGGTGTTCGCTGTCTGGTCACCCACAAGACTGATGGCAACATCGAAATGCGTACCCGCAATGGCAGCCTCATCACTTGCCTCGAAGTCATGTACGATGATTTCCGTAAGACTATCGGGGTCGGAGAAACTTGGGATGGCGAGCTGGTGTGCTGCGGACCCTATGGTATGCCTCTTTCGAGACAAATTAGCAACGGTATAGCAAACAAGGCTATCAGGGGCACGATTGACGAAAAGGAAGCCGAACTCGTGCGTTTCGCTCCCTGGGACATCGTCGATAAAACCCAAGCCTTGGACTACGATAGGCGCCTGCAAGCTCTCTACATCGCCATTACTCATGCTCGTGTTGCGGGTATGAAGAAGATTATAGAGATTCAAACGGTTAAGGTTGAAACCCTAGCAGATGTCGAGCGTCTGTTCGAAGAAGCCTTGGCTCGTGGTGAGGAGGGGGTTATCGCGAAAAACCTCAAAGGACGCTGGGAAGCAAAGCGTTCGAAAAACCTGTGCAAGTTCAAAGCAGAGGAAACCGCCGATCTCGTCGTCGTGGACTGGGAGCCCGGTCAGGGTAAATATGAAGGACAACTCGGTGCTCTGGTGTGCGAGACCTCGGACGGTAAAGTTCGCGTGAATGTAGGTAGCGGATTCTCGGACGAGCAGCGTCGAACTATCACTAAAGATGGTTCGGTTGACAGAATCGTCGAAGTCGTGTATAATGCTAAGATAACCAAGAAAGACGGTGGTGCTGATTCGCTCTACCTTCCCCGATTCATCGGGTTCCGAGTAGACAAGAATCAAGCCGATTCTTCCGAAGAGATTAAGTGAGAGGTGATTTATGGGAATGTTTAAGAGTGGTTTTAGTGCCATCGTCATTTCTTATGGTGCACTCGCAATCTTGATTTTAGGTGTATGCGCCGTTATTCTATTGGTTAATGTCATCCCACATTTGAGGTAAATTATGAAATTTAAGACTCGCTTTGTATTGAAAGATAGGGAAGGCGAAGAGAAGGTCGTTCGCAAGTTCTCTCTGCTACCGCGCTCGTTCGGTGAAGATAAAGAGCGAGTGTGGCTCGAAACGGTAGACCTCGTTTATCGAATAAAAAAGATCGATGTGGGTGGCTCGGATGATTGGGGAAACTATGCTTGGAAGTGGGTTCCAATACGATTCGCCACAGATAAGGATATGCAAGAGTTACCTTTTGAGGTGCACAATTCCGATTTATATGATTTAATTGAAAGAAAATTCAAAAACCCGAACTTTTGGCTGAGTTTGGATATTATAGCACTGGCGAGCGCATTCTTCGACATCAAATCAGGCATCACGCTTCTGATCGCCATTAAATGCGTTCAGTTTCTCAACTATCTATCTGAAGTGAGAGATAGGGATAGAAGAGAGGATTAAAGCCATGCGATGCAATTTGATTTTTCCATTTATGTTATTTTTGATTTACATTTATCGCCATGATATCTTCCATAGATTGTAATAACAACATCTTTACCACAATGAGGACAGATCTTTTTAATTTGAGTTGGATGAGTACCATTAGCAAGGCGTTTTTTGTTAGATTCAGAACCTAAAAAGTTATGAGTGCCATTTGCAATTCGTTCGTTATTATAATCATTACCTTTTTTAGATTCGCTGATTTTTTGACAATGTTCTGGTGAAAAAATTTTTCCTTTATTTGAATTACTGATTTTAGATCGATGCTCCTCTGAAAGATGTTTTCCATAATAATGATTTCGTTCACCCGATTCACAAGCAGATATTTTTTGTCGTGTTTCAGTAGAGTGAGTTTTACCATACATGCCATTCTTTTTACCAGGACATGAGCAGCATTTTGGATCGATCATTTTATTGTCAGTTTTATTTAACCATTGGTTACTTTTAACAACTTTCATTCTTCTTAAAACTTTATGCTCCCAGCTTCGCGTTTCTTTTTCAGTTTGAAAAGTTTGTCGCACTTCAATAACATCTGGTTCACCATAAAGCCATCTTTGAACAGCAACATGAACTGATGAAGTAAAATACTTGGTCCATAAGTCTTTAGGATGGCAGCCTTGTTTGTATCTTGATCCATAGTACCAAATGTCGAGCCAAGACCAACCGGATTAGATAGGTGAAGGGGGTATAAGTAGATTTAGGCATAATAGCCTCCTGAACAGGTTATTGTGATTAGAAGCCCACTATCTATTACCAGTAGATAACGGGCTTTGTTATTTATAGGAGAAATAAAATGAGATGTAATATTTTACCTGCGTGGACACTTTTGGACCAGCATCTGATAGCGGAACGACGCGAGCTTCGAATGATTCCTCCGCTGCTCAAGAAGCGCCTTGACAGTGGCAAGCATACCACGCTCGACATACCAAAGAGCTTCACCCTCGGCAAGGGTCATATGCTATTCTGGCTCGACAAGATGCTGTACCTCTCCAAGCGATACGGTGCCTTGGTTGAGGAAATGGGCCGAAGGGGATTTAATGCCGATCCCTCCTTGACATTCGATATGGATTATGCTATACTATCGAAGATGGATAACGACTGGGAGCCTCGTCCCGAGGACTACGATATCATCGTGACGCGAATACGCGAAAGGGTGATGGAGAAGCCGGGATGGTATAGGTATTGCGGCAAACCGGTCGATGAAAAGTGGGTAAGTATAACGTACCCCATTCCCTATTTTCTGCCATACCAGTAACCATTTGGTAATTCTTCTTTTGAATGAATCATTTTTGAAATCGAACCGTCGGTGATCCAACGAAGTCCGTTCATGTGAAACTTTCAATTTATTCTTATGGTTTTCAGATAAAGTGGTGCCGTTTTAATGGAGAGTTTCGTCCGTTTTAATGACGAACTTATTTTTATTCTTTGTTCATTAGAAATAGAGCGTCTAATTCTTCCGTTTTGCAGAATAACTCATTTTTTGTTTGGTTTCATCGGTGTGGGTTCGACCTTTTTGCGAGATGCTCATTCTTTGTTTGGTTTCTTCAGAATGTTTTAAATCTTTTTTAGCATTTTCAAATACTCTTGCGGTTATTCTTTGCTTTTTATCATTATTACAGAAATACCAAAAAGAGCGTTGCATAGAAATCGAATCAGGAAACGCTTTCCACATCAAATGATGAATGATATAATGAGCCTTAACAGGAACTTTAAGAAGATTATCTTTCACTTTCTTCCATTCGGGTTTCCAGGACTCTGGAACGATATGGTGAGATTCGAATCCCTTCGGTTTATCTTCGGGTTCGATAGAGATGAAATGATTAAGAAGATTGATGAGACGGTTAAGGTAATGAGGGTTTGAGTCGGGTTGTTCGATAAGATGCTGAACATAAATACTTTTAGGCATGATCGCCTCCGTAACAGGTGATTGTGATTAGGGTGTGGAGATGGTTCCAAGCATCTCCATATCCGTTACTTATAACAGAGAGGTTATTCATGAAGCAATCAACATTATTCATCGGTTCTGTTACCACCATAGACTACGCCTACGTTCATTCGACCAAACTCACTATCGTCGGTGGCTCTCTAAATCTGAGCGTAGAAGTCACTGGAAACATCGAGCCCGTCGAGAATGTCGTCGTGGATTTCGGTACTATCAAAAAGAAGATCAAACACCTTATCGATGATAAGGAAGAAGGGTTCGATCATAAAATCTGGGTTCCGGAAAAGCACGGTGGCATCGATGACTTTGAGTCGTGGACAGTACCGGGAGAAGTAGACTACGAGCGAATTGCTATGTTCCCGTTCGGAGATGGGCGAATGGTGGTATCTACTCCGTTGTTCACTCTAGCTTGCCCGAGGAATGCGATTAAGGTTTGCAAATGCGATAGTATCTTAATCTCGGATAGCATTCGCGATTACCTCGAAGAAAAGTTGAATATCGAGTATCCTAACTCGGATATCAAGGTTAAAGTTTTTCTAACAGATCGTCCAGCTCTTCCCTATGATAATTTCCCAGGAAACGAGATATCGTTCACCTATGTCCATGGTCTGAAGAACAGCACCAGCTGGGGGTGTCAGAATATCGCTCACGGGCATAAGAGTTGGTTACTCTTTCTCGACAGCTACGGACAAATCGTTCACCCCTCCTACGATTTCAAATTAAAGATCGAAGACTATCTCGACGGTCGCATGTTTATCTGGCGCGATAATATCCTGGGTGACAATGATTTAGGATTGACTATAGGGTACGAAACTCCTAGAGGTGCATTCTACTTGGTTGTCGATAAGGCGAGCATTAAAACGCACATTATCGACACCGAGACTACGGTTGAGCATCTCGCCGAATGGTTCGTTTCCTTCTTCGAAGAAGATGTTAAAAAGATGGTAAAACTCGGAGCCACATCGGTTTACTTCAGCGAAGGTTTAGTGAAAGGTGCCCGAGTTTCATTGAGGGGGAGGTTTGGTGATGATTCCATTTGAAATGTGCGTTCGAGTATCTAACTCGAGTGAGGGCTATTCTGTTACGGTAACCTTAGAATCTAAAGATTCATCGAAGCCGGTTTCCGTTTCCCGAAAGAAGGTATATGCCGATTTAAGCGACATATCCGATCTCAGACAGGAAGCGATCGACGAATACAACCTAAAAGCGAGTGAACTACGATGAGCGAAGAAATTGTAGAGTATGTGGATACCGAAGTCGAGGCGGTTAAGAAGAAAGCATACCTTATCATCGGTGTCATTCCCAGGGATACTCGTGCCGTAGCCAAGCAGATTCAAGCCAAATTAGAATTCGAAACGAATGATATGATTAATCTGATATCCGAACAAGACTTGGTATACGATTACGTTTCGGATAAGGGTTATCACCCTCTTTGCCTGAAGGCGTGGCTGGAACCTATCAAGAATCAGATCATCGTGCGATTGCTCGAAAAAACCGAGTCCGCCATCGGTAATATCCATGTTAATAGCATTATTATCGATGGCTCATTCGCTTTAGATGCCGATATTCGAAAAGTCTATACGGAAATTTTAGAAGAACAAGGGTATGAGGTGGTGGTGGTTCCGGTGAACTCTAATATGATGAGTATCATCTCTTATGGGTGGTCATCGGGAACCAACCTTAAATCTCTCTATCTACTATGGAAGAAATACAACCAGCAGTTCTCTAGAACCTATGATCCGTTGGTAGATATGCCTTCGGCTATAGTGGTGGATGAAAATGTCGTCGAACCGATTCTTATCGAAATCATACAATCGCTATCGGATAAAAACAGAATCATCGTAATAGCAAAGAACCAGGGTAACAAATATCCATTCGATACCAATCACGTGATGGTGGGTGATGATAAGATCGACATCTTCTGGACCAAGATAGCGTATCACTTCAATGTGAAGTTAGTTATAGATAACGACCCGAACTCGGTTCATCGATGGCATCAAATCGATGTTCCCGTTATCAGTTTAACCAGTCAATATGCTTTGGAGAAAAACCTATGATAACTGCTGTCGAAGTTCAAACTAACCTTCGAGAGTATGACACGAAAAACCGAAGATTGGTGTTAGGTGTTTCGGGTGCTTCTTTGAATTCGTTCAAGTGTACCCCAACTCGAGTGAGAAGACGATAAGCACCGATCTTCTCGCTAATCTGAAGGCAGGCGTCTATCATCGCTATTATGAAAAACTGGGGTGCGTGGTGATACAGGTGTCGGATATTCTTTCCGACAATTCTGCGCGCTTGGATTTTATCACCCGAGTTATCGAAATTTTAGGAAAGAGTTATTGAGCCCTGCACCAATGATCGCTCTTTTTTTCACCATGATAAGGAAATGCGTATCCGGCATCGATCATCATCTGACCCACATCTTGTCCGTCGAAGTAGACATCGGCTAGAATACGCCCACCATACTTGTCCCAGTCCAAAGTGCCGAAGGTTACGGCGCGAGCAGAGGAGAGCTTTCTTGATAAGAAGCTTTTCGCTGCTCGCGCTTTTTCTTTTTCGGAATCGCATTGCCCCTTCATCTCTGGAGTATCGATTCCAGATATCCTAATCGATACTCGATTAAGAGGACTCGGTGCTCCTACCATCTCGGCTCGAAGAGTGTCTCCATCGATTACACCTGTGACTTGAATGGTGTCGCAGGTTTGAGCACTAATCGATGATCCAGCGAGAAAATATCCTGCTATAAAAACAATTACCTTTTTCATCTCTTTTCACCTTTATGATACCTTTCTTGATATGGTCGATTGATAGTCCCGGAAACATTTGACCCAGATAGAGTCCCTCTCTCGGATAAGTGTGGTTACCGAAGCAGATCAAACCCAGAAAGAAGCAGATAGTCCTCATTACTTTACCAAGATGACCGTACTGCGGGCTTGACCAACCTTCTTGGATGGTAACTCGATCTTTTCTAATGATGATATACGAATTCATAGAGGTCTCTTATAAGACATCGCATTCTTCTTAAACCACTTTCCATTGATGTTGTCGTTCATATACTCATCGGAATAGAGAACATCTCTCTTAAACTGCTCTGCAACTTCTAAAAAGTTGCATTCACCCCTGCTTCTGCATAAATGCAGTATCTCCCTCTTTAACCTTCCTGGATTTTCTTTCCCTATCTGCTTCAGATCCTCATTGCTCGAGTAATAATCCTGCCAATCGCTCTCTTTCTTCTTTCTTCTAGAAGACCCCTTCTCTTTCCTATAACTCCAGATATACTTTCTACCGATATACTTCTTTCCGGTTTCTCTATCGACTATTATATAGACGAATCCGTAGAAGCCGGCTAATGTGTCAGAGGTGACTTCTTTGTCTTCATAGATCCACGGGTTATGCGTAGATATAGATCTTGGTAGTGTCATGATTATTTTGCCATAGTTTATATTCCATCGTAACGGTTATCTCGGTTACGACATTATTTTGACTATAACCGTAAGATACTTCTCCGATAGCTACGGGCCAGGCAGCATAAAGACGAACTCCGTAAGTCTTATTATTATTTCTATCTAACTGCCATATAAAGATATCCTGAGTATATTCGACGAAGAAGTTAAGAGAGTTGTCGTTGATATTGATAACCGACGTTTGCCAGATATCGAAGAAATGGCGTTGTCGAAAATTCTTTCCAGAATAAAAAGTGAAAGTTACCGGCTCATATTGCTGGCTATAAGGAACTCTGAATGGAGCACAATGCTGCGAGTGCGGATAAGTCATCAAGGTCCTCGCCGGCATTGTGCAGGTATGACAGGCGATTTGAACTTGCCCCTGTCCGATTCATCGATATGTTATGCCCCTCTATGGTTCCAGCCGTAGACTCGCTGTTAAGCCACGATCCTTGTTCGGCTATTCCCGGAGGAAGAGACATCTCTACCAGATATCTATTCGGTCGAGCAAATCCAACCGGGAACTTGCTTAAAAAATCTGTTACATTGGCACTTATTTCTGCCATTATACTTCTCCTATTATTTGTTGCCCTTTTTCCATTGAGCCAGAGGTAAGGACGCGACATTCTCCCATTCATCCATGCTGATTTTAACCAGTCTAGTTCTGATATGGTTGGACAGATATCTGTGAATACACGGCTGCAAAACATCCGCTTTCGCGGCGAGTTGAAGAGACTGATAAGATACCTTGACATATTCTCTGGTCGATTTCTTAGATCGTAATCGAAGAAGATATTGCAGTAATCTAGCCCTATCGTTTCCGACTTGCATAGTGTAAATTGATTCCGATAAACCCGTCGTCGTAAATGTTAAACGGAATGACGAGGGGTAGTTTATCCCAATAGGGCAACTTGTCTTTAGTTTTTGCGTCATAGAGATACGCGAAGAGACCCCCGATAAACGGATCGCTGGTGGGATTATATGCGTTATAGTTTATATCCTTAGATGCCTTTCTCAGTTCGTTAAAAAACCACTCAAGACCCTTCTTCTTATGACGATCTCTTTTTATCGCTACCATTACATTCTACCTCTTTGCTATGCCTAAAGTGTATTCGTCCATAATCATAAATTCGAACCCGTTCTTTTGAGCGAACTGTCTGGCTGCCACCCACTTATCCTGATTTCTTTGCCAGGTGACCATCGATTCTCTATACTTCTTCGGGTCTCTTCCCGGTTTAGGAGGATTGATTTGATGATTGGGTTTGATTTCTACGATGAAACGTTTTTCGGTTCCATCCTGCTGCTTGACGAGTGCCCAGAAATCGGGAAAGTATCGTCTTACTTTTCCGTCCACAGTCGAATAGTAGGGTATTGCTTTGATTTCCGATCCCCACTTCAAGATAGTTTCAGTTGTGTCTAAAAAAAAAAGCGAGTTTGCTTTCCCAGGAAGAACGCATAACGATCTCATTGATGTTGCCGACATATTTGGTAGGATTCAATGGTCTATATTTAACCGGTTCCGGATATTTTCTCATAATGGTTTACTCTAATATGCTTATTAAAATTAACTATCGACATTTCTCTATGACAAAAAAAACACGAAACTTTAATTTGAGAAGGGTGTGTTCCGTTTTTTATGGAGTTTTTAGTCGATAACGATAAATTGAATTTATGTTCTGCGTTTTTAGGTTTAGGTTTTCCTATAGATGCCTTAGAGAGATTGCGTTTATGTTCTTCTGAAAAAGCCTTCCCCTTTTTACTGTCGCTGATTTTCTTTTTGCTTTCTTCTGAAAAGATTCTCCCCAATCCACTTTGGCTTATCTTTCTACAATGTTCTTCTGTAAAAACTCTACCGTTTATTTGTTTTACTTATTTTCTGTCCCGCTTTCAGGTATTCTTCTGTAGTTCTAAAGACTTTACCTTTTAATGACTTAGATATATTTTGACAATGATTATTACTCAATTTCCTTCCGGTTAAGGACTTGCGTAGTATTTGTTTATCGTTTTCAGAATAAATTCTAGGTGGAAACGATAAATTATCTGTTCGATTTAGCCAGCTATCATTTTGAATTACATCTAGTCGCCTCAAAACCTTATGTTCCCACTCTCGTGCTTGAAGTGAATCATTAAAAGTCTGTCGCACTTCTATAACATCCGGATCTCCGTGCTGTTCTCTATATTTTTGAACCAATTTAGAGCTGGTAAAATACTTAGTCCAGAGATCATCTGGACGACAGTTTCGTGCATATCGAACACCATAATACCATTTATCGTGCTGCTTCCATCCGAATAAGATAGGTAAAAGGTGTATAAATAGATATAGTCATTTCAACCTCCTTGATAGGTTGTTGTGATTAGGATATGGAACGCCGATAATCGTTCCATATCCGTATTTATAAAAAGACTAACCATTGGAGCTCTACTTTGGAACTATACTATCCTCAACTCTTAACGAACAAAGAAGCATTTCCTGCCAACATACACTTCACCTTCTATGAGAGATTTTCGACACAAGCGAGTCAGATGAGAGACCAAGTCCATCTCTATATGCCCGAACAATTCGGGCAGCCGAATACCGTGACTTGGGATTCATCGTTCCGTGGTGGACAGGCGATTATCGGAGCGATAGAGAGCCATGCCGGCGTCCTGGGCAGCGTCCGGTAATTTCGTTGCTAAGAGAATCAGAGAAATGCAAAATATAACCGGCGGTCCTGCCGGTGATCTCGCCAGCTTGAAAACGGGAATGCTTCTCAATCCCTACCTGGCGCAACTCTTTAGGGGTGTCGACTTTAGAAACTTTCAATACACTTTTAGATTCGTGCCCTACTCAATGGCCGACTGCGAAACTATCAAAGAAATTCTTACAATCTTCAGAAAATGGGCGCTTCCTTCCGGACCCGCCGGAGGAGGTGGTTCTCCTTATCTCAACTACCCCGGAGAAGTGGATATACAATACCAGTTCCAAGATGGAGAAAACGAATATATCCATCGTTTCAAGAGATCCGTGATCACCAGTATCGATATCGACTATACCGGTGCCGGTATGTGGACGATGATGAGAAACGGGTTCCCGACAGAAACCGTGATGAATATTTCACTATCTGAAATAGAAATCGTGGTTAGAGAAGATGTTGAAGGCGAAAATTATTAGGAGGATATATGGCATTTTTCTTTAAGAAATTCGAAAAGATGGGTTACGCATTTATAAATGCCCCTAGCCAGAGAAAACAGGTTACCAACATTCTAACCGCCTTCTTCCTGAGGAAAGTTTCTGCCTATAAAGCATTCCTTTTTCAAAAGTATAATGTGAGAGATGATGATTCGATCGAAAGTTTATCCGATAAACTCTATGGTACACCGTCTCATTACTGGACCTTTCTGGTTATCAACGATATAATCGATCCTTTTTCAGAGTGGCCCAAAGATTCTTATCTTTTAGAGAAGTTCGTAGCACGAAAATATCGAAATGGTAAAATCTTGCAAAAAGCAGATGGTACGACAACGATAGTCCCCTTCTCATCGGGAACGGGCGGTATACACCATTTCATCAATATCAATACCGGTAGAATCTGCGATGATGTCGAAGACGAGTTCTATCGAGAGAGGTATGCTTACGATCCCAAATCTATCGGGAAAAATATCATACCCATCACCAATCTGGTCTATGAAAGCGATTTAGATATCGAAAGAAGATCTATCAACATCGTTTCCAAAAGTTATATTTTAGACTTCGAAGAAGATTTTGGCAAGATGCTTTCGAGGAGCCGATCTAAATGAGAGTCGAAAAATCAGGTAATTTTAATGACGTCAAGAATATTACCGTCACTATAGACGGTAAGGATGTCTC